TGTATATTGACGACTCATATCAATGTTATACTCTTGAAGATAAAGTAAGGGAAGTAGTTGGAGTTCCGGTAGAGCAATGGAAAATCAAGGGGCAGACTGCTATTCCTGTAGGAACTTATAAGTTGACTTACGAGTGGTCACCTAGATTTAAAGGTTTGCGCCCACGTTTGCATAATGTTCCTGGTTATCAAGGAGTCCTTATTCACACTGGTAATAAGGAAGCTGATACAGAAGGATGTATTCTGGTAGGTGCTTTATGGAACGGATCTTCTTATATTACTGGAAGTAAGTTTGCATATAATGGTATTATACCTTTTATTAAGCAAGCTTCTGATAAAAAAGAAGATATCTTTATTACAGTAGAATAAAAGAAGCCCAGCCTCTTTAATGGAGAGCTGGGCTTTTTCTTATTTAACTACCGCATGTACCACCTTTACCTATCTTATTTACTATTAAGTTACACCAATCTAGAAAGACATTTTCTTCCATATCATTTCACTCTGCAATGGAATGTTTACGCTCCACAGGTGCCGCCACGGTTTGATATTTCACATATATCATTTTCTTGAAAGATAGTTCCTTTATGTTGAAGAGCTTCATTATAATCTACTTCTACTAAGGGTTGCCCACCACGAGAACCATCCGCGTAGCAAGTGAATCCACGGAGACGAGGAGCATACTTTGCTAATGTCTCAGCAAAATGAGTTACTTGATGCTCGTTGTTATCCTTGCTACCCCAAGGAGGAAGATTTATAGTACTAGAGATAGCCATATCAACATAGTCTTGTATATCTGCTTGGAATTTGATTCGNTGTTCGTAGTTATGACTTAGTTTGTAGGCAGTATCAATTGTTTCTGGGGCAATAGAATATCGTTTGATGAGGTTGTCTGCGGTGGAGTCAACAACGTATTCATATTTCCACTTTGTACCATCGGTGAGATAACGCCTTTTGTAAGCGACAGCGAATAGTGGCTCAATTCCAGTAGAAGTACTTGCAAGAATTCCGAGGCTGCCAGTGGGGGCAATTGCTCTAAATGCGACTGGACGACTGATAAACAATCTGTCACAATGTTCGTTTCCGCTTCGTTCTGATTCATCTCGATATACCTCTAACCATTTATGGAGTTCTGGTGTGACTTCATATTTATTTTTTCGTTGCAGTAGCCATTCGTGGACTCCCATTAATCCAAGGCCCAATCGTCTATTTTTTTCTCGGACTTGGTGTACTTTTTCATATGGAAGATCAGCACGTACAGACCCACAAACAAGAAACTTAGTTGCCAAATTGACAATATCTCTGAAATCCTGAATGCTATCAATATTGCCAATGTTGATTGAACCCAGGTTACATACATCAGAATCGTCTTCACTAGTTATTTCGGTACAAGCATTTCTAAGGGTTTCATTTTCATGTTTTCCAAAGTTAAAACTAAAACCTGGNTCCGAAGTTTTCATTGCTTGATAGCAATTTTCTAAGAATACAGGATCTAACTTTGATCTAGTTGCTTGTNTATTTTGTGTTTCCTTAAGCCAAGCTGAGTCATAATTAACTGATATATTAGTCATATCAAGAGGAGCAGGGAAGTTAAAGTCTTCCTCTTTTGCTAGTCGAATCCGTTCTCCCCAGTTCTTTGCTTTAAGAAAATCGCCAATGTCTTCGTGTCGCCAGTTAAGTGACGCATAGAGCGCAGACCGTCNGCTACCGCCCTGCATAACATTACGTCCGACCTCATTGATTGTTGACATGAGCGGGATAGGGCCGGAAGCAATACCTCCAGTTCTGTGCAAAGTTGCNCCACTCGGTCTAAGTCTGCTGTAGTCAATTCCAACACCACCNCCCGTCATAAGACAAGACATTGCTCTCCAAGTTAGATTACTCCACTCTTCTCGTGTGTCAGTTTCCGCTCTGAGAGTAAAACAATTGTTGTAGTATTTAGCAGGTCTCCCAGCATAATATAAATATCTACCTCCTGGTATAAATTGCATCTTCTTAATGTATTCTGTTAGTTGGTCACAGTCTTCTTTGGATAGAAGAGGGCGTTCTGTACCACCACGAGTACCACATACATCATCTACAAGTCGATCTGCTAGTGCATCCCATGTATCATTAGGGCCATTCCTGTATTTAAGATTAAATATGTTCTCTGCAAAGGTACTTTTAAATCTATTTATTTGCATTGTATTCCTTGATTAGTAGAAGGCTTTCTTTTTCATTTATTTTTCTTAGTTGGTAATGAAGTTTTCCTTTAGTAGTCTCCGTCTGAATTTGTTTGTTGTTCTTCTCTTTCCGCCTCATAGTCTTCTTGGAGACTGTCATACTTATCCTCAATGAAATCAATAAATCTGTCTACTATCTCCTCACTGTTAATTTCTAGAAGTTCCAGAAGACTTATTTCATCTTGTTTTTTTAGCCATTCTAATATATCTTGTAGTGTAGCTGCCATACTATGCTGCCACAGCTGATTTATAGGAGAGATTCTTGCGGTCTTTAAACCAACTACCACAAGTTATACACTGATACCTTTGATATTTACCAACAGTTGTGTATGCAAACCCACGTCGTTGATAAGTAGAACTATTACAAGTAGGGCATGCTATGCTTGTATCAGCAGTATACAGAGTAGTGTTAGGATGATTCTTAATCCAAGGTAGAAATTTAATATAAAGTTTTTCTAAGAGAGAGACATCTTGTTTATTATATGCTTCCATTTCTACCCAAGCTTCCTTCTTCTTAGCCATGCAGTCAATCCATAGTTCATGCCCCTTGTGTTTAAATTTCTTACCTAAGCCAAGAGCTTGCGCTATATAGTCAAGTTTATTGGAAGGAAAACGAAAGACTGCTCGTGCTGTTTTAAGTAGATCTATTTGCTTGTACGGAGCAGGAGGAAGCATACCATGCTGAATAAATTCTTTATTCAATGTAGGGATGTCGAATTTCTGACCGTTGTAGTGTATGACAACATCGCATTCATTTAGAAGAGTATGAATACGTTTAAGCATCCTCTTAGGTGAGTCAAGAATTGAACTATACATAATCTCTTTTTCTCCATACCATTTAGCAGCCCAACAGAGAACATAACCACTATCTATGATTTGTGGTAGTCCTACATTCTGTTGCCATAGTCCCCATACATGAACGAGGTTAGGCGCTGACTCAATATCTAACAGAAGAATTTTAATGTGAGTATCCTTCAATCTTGGTTAGTGGTAAATTACCAGAAAGTAACAGATAGGTGAGACCAGCTGTAATAATTAGGTCTACTTCTTCTTCTGAAAACTCTCCTTTAAAGTAGACGCTGCCTTCTGGTAATTCAATAGTCTTTTCGATAAACATATTTTATGCAATTCCTTTATTGTTTTTGGTGGTGGTTTAGTCTTCCAACAGAACCAGATAATTCCATTAGTATCACACCAGTCACCATAAGAGGTATTACTTCTCCTCGTTATTTTATTGTTTGCATTTTGAAAAAGAAGTACTATTTCTTTATCTGGATGTTGTTCTTTTAGAAGTAGATGTTTTTTCCTGTCATCAATACTTAGTTTTCCCTTTGTCTCTATGTATAGATTTTCTATTTTAGGAGAAGTAAAGTCTGGATTATAAGTACGATCTACAGCGGGCTGTTGAAACTTTATTTTTTTAGTTTCGTATACTAGTTGATTTTTGTAGTACGCTGCCACTTCTGCTTCAAAGTTAGATTTATATTTGTCACTTCGTTTAGCTCTCCTCATAATTTTCTATATCTAGGGGGTTCCCAGAACCATCTCCCCATCTGCCAGTATGTCTCCAGGTGGTAGGACACCACTCGTCTCCTGTCCAATAGGCTCCAATAATTGAGAAGATTCCTGGATTTTTAATGGTCCAGATTTTGACAGGACTCCCGAGACGAGTTTTGAATTGTCTATCCCCGTAGATTCCACTAAGATTTGTGGGTTCCATAAATCAAAGTTGTGTCTCCATATATGCAAACATTGCCCATTGATTAGCATACGTTTGTCATCGTTGTATAATTCTCTAACTTTAACAAACATATTAGCTGGACTTTCACCAAATAAAATTCCTTCTGCTTTTTTTTCACCTATGCCATAGATACCAAAAATATTATCTGAGGCGTCCCCAATAAGAAACTGCCTATAAAAATTATAATCGGCTGTCTCTTCTGATATGTAAATCATTTGTTGTTTAACAAAGTTATAATGATTTCCTGGTATCTGGAGCAGGTCTTTATCTATAGAGCAACAGATAGAGTTTGGGTTTAATTCTATACCAAGGCGGTCATCTGTTTCTATTCCGTGCTGAACTTCTGCTTTCCATTCAGAGATAAGATGACTTATTGTCTCCGCGAGATGAATTGGTTTTGGTTTGGTTCTGTTTGCTTTGTACTCTGGATAAATATATTTCCTAAAGTTCTCGCGCCCCCCTAAGAAGACTCTATAACTAGACGCATTAGTGTCAGCTAGTATACGGAATATTAGTTCATCTGCTCGTATTAAAGCTATCCCCAGATCATCTAGTTCTGCACTNGCNGNACATCNATATGCTATAAGATCCCCGTCAATTAAAGCTTGCATTTAATTCCTTATGGGTGGAAAAGAGGGGGATTTGAACCCCCATCTCCTTGTGGGTGTATTACCAAAGCAGGGACACATTGTGGCGTTCCTGTGTTTCTTATACTATCTTTTCCGAAACTTTTAATATGGAATATCGTCTTTCATATNAGCAAANCTATCCTGTTTTTCATTAGAACCAAACACAAAAGATTCAAATTCTTTTGCTAAGGTGANCACTTCNGNTATTTCATATGCCTTTTTAATATGATTAAGGACAGCTATTGCATTAGNTAGAGAGCTTTGTTTAANAATGTATACTTGTNNTGCAGCCCGTTCTTCTGGAGTTTCCCAATTACCTCGTGCTGGCACAGCATTTCCTGTTGAGGGAGNGGTNGCAGTTTGTTGATCTACTTCTACCACTGAAATCCAGTCCCAGTANCCATCTTTATTTTTNTCCATAGCCACAGACATAAATTTGCCCTTGGCTGTACCCTCAAGTTTCTGGAGGGTTTTAAAGGCATTTTCTTGGGCTCCGAAGGACATTACTTTCTTATCTTTGGCTTTACCTTGATCTCGATAAGCTACAAGAGCTACTTTNTATTTACCTTTGTCTTCTACAGATACATCAATTAGTTCAATATTAATATTCAAGTTGTCTCCTTTATGTTTATACTANTAGTATA